CCTTGTTCTTGTTCTTTTTGATAGGCGTTAGGTACACCGTAATATCCTGAACCACCACCATATACACCTTCAGGTGAATATCTAAATCTTACAGCATTTGGATGTTCTGGATCAAAGTTTTCTTGTCTTTCAATGTGATAAGCAGTAAATGGTACAACGTTGTAAACACCATATTTTTCAGCAATCTCTAACTTCAAGAAAAAATCACCATACTTACACATTTGTCTAATCCAAGACCATAAATTAAATTCTACATTTAAAACATCATAGAATAAATTGTATAGAATCTGCTGAACGTTTTCGTCGGAGGATTTGATTTGAAGTACCTCACCCATATCGTTTCTCAAAGTAGCTTCTTCAGCAATAATATCAAGAGCAGAAGCAATAATAGCATCATTATCCATTACGTCATAATCTGAGTAGATCATAGTGCGTAAATATTGATAATTAACGTTTAATTGTTGTCCAAATAATGATGAAGCTGCAGGTGAATAGATACGATTGTACCTATCCATAATTGAGTTAGTTGCTATATCTCCAGAACGTTGAATTGAATCAACGTCCATTACTTTAAGTTGATTACCCCCTTGATTTCTAATGATTACGTCGGTAGAAAACAAACGTTGTAAGCGGGTAAATAATCTAGTATCAGCCATTAGTATCTATTTATATCTTATAAATATTAAAGAAGCCAAGTAATGTCCTCTTTTCCTCCATATGGGTTTTCAATCTCATATGGGTTGTTATTCTTATTAGTAGAATATGCACCAAGATACGTACTTTTACTCATATTGCCAAGCGTAGCTCTAGTCATATCGTGAGAATGTTGTTGGAATTTTAAAGAAGTATCTCTTAAGAACATAGCTATACCAAAAGCCATTATTAAATCATCATTGTATCCTCCTTGTGCTTCAGGTCTACCATTTTTCCAAATGAATACTTTCATTTCCTCTAACAATCGTTTTGATTGGATTGTTACTGACCTATCACCAACATACTCTCTAAATTTATTTATAACTAATGGTCTTGTTCTCATCGACATTGTAAATCCAGGAGTCATCTCACTATTACCTTCAAATACTTTAAGGTAAGATTCTGCTGTTAATTGATCTGATTTTGGTGAATGGTATAAGTTACGGTATCCTCTTTCAATTATAGCATCTAATGTTGCCCAACCAATAGAGGCATTCTCTACAACCAACATTGCATTATTGTATTCCGAACCTAAACCAACTAAAAAATATCCAAATTCTTTAGGGGGCATTTGACCTCTATATTCAGCTACTTGTGTGTTTGTTTGTATATCGATTACATGCGCGGTAGAAAAATCTTTTCCATCACCCCGTGCAACATCAGCGGTAATTATATATTCACGTGAGTAATCAGCTGCTTCCCAAATCCATAAGTTTTGATCTACACCTCTTCTCTCTAATGGATCTTTTATTGTTGTTTTTTTTAAAAATTCAATCCATTCACTATAGAATACAACATCACCTGAGGTGCTAAAATCACAGTCACATTCTTGTGCTGCTAATCTAGGATCACCTAGTAATTCATCTTGTCTATCTCTCCAAGCTTGATCGCGTTCAGGGTGAACATACCAAGGTAATTTAATTGGGATAAAATCATTATCACCAGATTTAGATGAAACCCATGTTTTATGGAACCAGTTACCTGTACCATAAGGAGTTGATAATACGATAGCACCACCACCAGTAGCCAAGGTTTGTTGAGCTGAGGCCCATATTTCACCAATACCTTCAATGAAGGCTGCCTCATCCACAATCAACAAAGAAACGGCTTCAGATCTACCAGCATCACTACTTGCGGATGTTGCTTTAATTTGGGAACCGTTTGTTAATCGAAGAGCTAGTTTATTATTTTCATCAGCTCCAATTTTAAGCCAGGAAGGTAAATTTTCATACATAAATTTAACCTTCGTAACCATGTTTTTAGCTGTTTCTTGCTTTGTCGCAATACACAGTACGTTTTTATCTTTATGGAACAACATTAACCATAAAGAATAACCTGCAGATAGGGTTGAAATACCTAACTGACGAGATTTTAGAATAATTGAGTATGGGTTATCCTGTAGTAAGTGTAGTACCTTTTCTTGGAATGGATATAAATTAAAGATAACACGGCCACGTTGTGGGTGTTGGATATTACAGTATTTTTTCATAAAGTGAGCGGGGTCTTTAGCACACTTAATGTATTCCTGTCTTATTATTTGTTTTAAATCGGGCATTATTTACCTATTTTCCAGCACATACGGACTGTATAAACAGGTTGAAAGTCTGGGTTTAGACCTATTCCAAAACCGTATGCATCTCTTTTTTTATTAACGTATAGTAATTCACCGTTAATATTTTGTACTGCTTGATTATTGGCCCCTACCGAAACACCCCCAAAAAATTCTTTTTTGTAGATGTAAATAGTTTTATTAACTGTAGTTGTTGGGACGAATATGTTGGATTGAACATTTCTTGATAAGATTAAATTTTTAGTTACTGTATCTTTAACAATAATAGAACCTATAGTATCTAAATCGATTGTATCGGTGTAAAAATACTTTGTATAATAATCTTTTAATATAGCTGTAGTATCTACATTAGCAGGGATAGTATCATGAATAATTCTATCTCTCCACTTAGGAACATATTTTGTTTTTTCAACCTTAACAGTATCCCATTTAGTTACTATTTCTGTAATAGTTACAGGATCTACAGGGTCTGGAGAAGAACAACTCCTCTGTAAAAAGAGGAGTGCTACTAAAACTACAATAAGTAAAGTTTGAATATTTTTAAAGTAAGCCTTCAAGTTCTTTTTTAATTTTAGTCAATTGTTTTAAACGGTTTAAAAGACGTTCTTTTTCTGCACCTTCTGCTTTTTTCCATTTGTTAACCACGGTTTTCATTTCCTGGTTGTTTTTGGAAAGTTTAGAAGCTAAACTAGCAACGGAATCTTTTTTCTTTATATCAGAGGCAGATGGTTCAAAATCATCATCTACATCTTCATTAAGGTCAGACATTAATTCTTTTGTCTTTTCTAGTTCTTTATTTAGCTCCTTTTGATTTTCAACATCTTCAGGAGTAGCTTCAGATAAAATCTCTATAATTTCTTCGCGAATAAACTCTTTTAATTCCGATTTTTTCATTGAAATATTTTGGTTATAAATATATCAAAGATTCATATAGTTTACCATTTGATAAATTCGATCTTTAGTACTACCCTCAAGCACACCATATCTTTTAATGCGATGTTTTTGTTGACTTAGAATATGACGGATAGTAATATCAATTTCTTCTCTGTAGTTAGCATCAGTTTCTCTAATACCATTATCTTCAATCTCTACTCCTTCTGGTGAGATATAAAAGATGTAATCGTATTCTTTAATCAAACGAATAGCATAAGCATAAAATGCTTCTTTATCTGTCCAATCCATTGATTTAGAGGCTTGAGCAAAAGCCATTACATCAATTATAGTACGATCTGTAATAATATTATCTATTAATAACTCACTTGCTCTCTCAGCCATAAAGACTGTTTGACCTAAAAATGTTGAATCAGTATTTAATGGGATACCCATTGCCATTAATTCCTTAGAACGTTCAGTCCGAGTAATATAATCCTTAAACTCAGGTAAATCTTTTAAAGCATTAACGAGTGTGGTTTTACCCACACTCATTGTACCACATAATCCTATTTTCATCCTTGTGAGTCTCCTGGTAATACTCTATAACTATCTTCCTCGTAATGTTTAGTTGACACCTCAAAAATTGTAGCACCTTCAGTTAATGCTATTAGTTGATGTGGTTGTCCTACCTCTAAATCTACGATATCCCCTTCAAAAATCCTAGTTGACTTAACTTCAGCTGTTTCAGTGTCAATCCAACGATATTCAAATTCTCCTTCAGAGACATACCATGATTCTTCTTTAATCATATGGTAGTGCATTGAGAATTTTTTATCTTTTTTAAACACTAAAAGTTTACCACAATAAAGTTCATGGTTTACAATCCAAAGCTCATGTCCCCAAGCTTTCTCGTAAATATCTCCTTTACGAGGAATTGGGCTATATTTATGTCCCATTAGTTTCTGTAATCTGA